TCGCTGAGCACCTCGAAGCGTGTGCGCGCGGTGAGATTCAGAATCTCGTGATCAATCAACCCCCCGGCACGGCCAAAAGCCTGTGGTCATCGGTGTTCTTTCCCGCGTGGTGGTGGACTTGGCGACCGGATGCCCGCGGGCTTTTTGTGTCCTACGATCGCGAGCTTTCGACGCGCGATTCGATGCGGACTCAAAAGGTAATCGAAAGCCTTTGGTACAAATCGCGATTCTCGGGCCCGGCGGGCTGGACGCTCGACCCCCGGCAGCACGAGAAGACATACTACTGGAATACACGCACCGGGTTTAGACAGTCGGACTCCTTCGGAGGGTCGACCGGCTGGCGTGTAAATGGCATCGTAGCCGACGACCCGCTATCGGTAAAGGAATCCTGGTCCAAGCCCAAGCGGACGCGAGTCAATCAGATATGGGATCAAGCGCTTCACAATCGCGTGGCCGATCCGCAGCGTGATTTTCGGATCGTGGTCATGCAGCGCTTGCACAGTCGCGACTTGAGCGGGCACCTTTTAGCGCGCGGTGATTTTCAACACTTGTGCTTGCCTTCCGAGTACGACCCGAAGCGCTCGTTTGTGACGGTCAACAGAGAGGGCCGAATCTTTCGGGAAGACCCCCGCACCAAGCCCGGCGAAGTGCTGTTTCCGCAGCTGCAGCCGGTTGAGTATCTTGCTGCCGAGCGCGTGCGGCTCGGCTCGACCGGGTACGCAAACCAGCACGATCAAAGCCCGAACGTCGAAGGGGGCGGGCTATTCAAGCGCACATGGTGGCGATTCTGGAAACGGGACGGGGTCGGCGGGCCGGGCGTGCGTGCGCGCGGTTGCTACGAAGGTGCTGCCGAGCCGCTGCCGGACACGTTCGATTTGATCGGCGTGTTTGTCGACGCGGCTTTTAAGGACGGCGACGATAATGACTACGTTGTGATCACGGTCGTCGGGTTCAAAGGCGCCCGGCGCTACGTGCTGGAGCGCTTCCGGCGCCGTGCAGATTTCAGCGCGACGATCGGTCATCTTACACCGCTGGTCGACAGGTGGCGAAAAGACCCCCGGCCCGGTCGTCGGGCAAGCCGGATCGTCATCGAAGACAAGGCGAACGGCCCGGCCATCGTAAGCGCAATATCGCGAGCTGTGCCGGGCGTGATTGCGTGGAACCCTGGTCAGGACAGCAAAGAAGCTCGGGCTCAGTTTGTGAGCCCTCTTGTCGAGGCGGGAAACTGGGTTTTGCCGGATGACGCGCCGTGGCTCGACGAGTGGATCGACGAGTTCGACCAGTTCCCCAACGGCGACCATGACGATCAAGTCGATACGGTGAGCATGGCCGAACTTTCAACCGGCGTGAACCTGGGCGCGTCACGGCTGCGCGCACTCGGTACCTTGTGATAGGGTCAAGGAATGCTGAAAGAAGCGCTGATCAAAAGGCTAGACGGTTGGGCAAATCTGCTTACGAATCTCGGAGTGATAGGCAAAGACAAGACCCTTGCCACCGAGATGACGCCCGACCTGCTCGATCAGCAGACGCTAGAAAACCTGTGGCGAGGCGACGACATCGCAGCAAAGATCGTCGAGTACCTTGTCGCCGAAGCGCTGCGCAAAGGTTTTGTGGTACAGCTCGCCGAAGATCGCAGCGCGCTCGACGATCAGACCAGGGAAGCGGAGCGCCGGATCAATGCCGCACTCGCACCAAGCGGGATCGATCTTGTCGGGCAAGTCAAGCTGGCAGCAGAGTACGAACGGGCCTACGGCGGAAGCGCGATTTTTATGGGTGCTCTTGATGGGCGCAAGCCTGATCAGCCCCTCGACGAGAGCGGGGTCCGCGCCTTTCGGTTCCTGCAGGTCTTCGAACCGCGCGAGCTCCGCCCGCTCAGATGGTACGGCGACCCTCTCCGGCCAGACTTCGGTAAGCCCGAGCTACTCGAAGTAGTCCCAATCGCGGGCTACGATACGTCGTCAATCACAAGCCAGATCCACGAATCACGCCTCGTGATGTTTCCCGGTATTCGTGTCACCAAACGAACCTATCGGGAAAACAATGGCTGGGGCGACAGTGTGCTCAACAGGGTTTACTCGATCCTGCAGCGCTTTAACAATTCCTTTGACGGGTCGGCCTCGATTCTTGCCGAGATATCGATCCCGATTCTAAAGCTCAAAGGACTTGCCGAAATTCTTTCGGCCAACGATCGGACGGTCGTGCAGAACCGAGCGCAAGCGCTTGACCTTGCACGATCGGTCGCACGCACCTTGATCCTCGATTCCGAAGAAGATTTCAGCCGGTCGACGACTACCGTGACCGGCATGTCTGACTTGCTCGACAAGTGGATGGAACGCCTGGCTGCGGCGGCGGGAATGCCGATCAGCATTCTGTTTGGCCGGCAGCCCGGCGGCCTCAACTCCACCGGGCAGACCGATCTTGAGGTTTGGTATTCGAGCGTGGTGTCCTATCAGACGCAAGAGCTACAGCCCCGCATTGAGCGCTTACTTCGCGTGCTATTTCGATCCAAAGACGGCCCGACCGGCGGGATCGAGCCTGATTACTGGTCGATAAAATGGCTACCGCTTCAGCAGCTTGGCGAGGTCGCAGACTCGGATCGCCGGCTCAAAGTCGCGCAGACTGACCAGATTTATTTTTCAATGGGCGCGCTCACTCCCGATGAGATCCGCAAGTCACGTTTCGGGGGCGATTCGTACAACCCTGACACAACTATCGATCCTGACATTGACCTCGTAAGCGTGCCGAGCGAGCAGCAGCAACCAAACGAGGTCGCAGTGCTCAATGCCCCCTCGACTACCTAAACAGCATCCGCCTACACGAATCGCGGCGGACTACTACAGGGCGCTTCGACCCGTGCTGGCCAAGCTGCGCGCCGAGCTTGACCGTTTTGTCGAGCAGCTTGGCCCGCTATGGCCGGAGCCTGATGCGATCCGCGGCACACACAAGGCAGATGCACGCGACCCGATCGATCAGCTGCTCGGCGAGACAAGCCAGCGCCTTGCAAAGATCGGCAGCACCGAGCAGCTTGCGAAGCTCGCCCTGCGCTACGGCCAGCTCACCGCCGAATATCAAAAGCGACAGCTTGTCGCCCAAGCTCGGGCAGCTGTCGGCGTAGACCTCACCAAAGCGCGAGGGATCGACGCTGGCGTGGTCGGCAAGGTATCGACGTTTGATGTTGAAAACGCGCAGCTTGTGCAAGGACTCGGGCCACGCCTCGCGGACGATCTCGCCCGCATCGTAGCGCAAGCCACGGTTGAAGGCTCGCGCTGGGAAACGCTAGCAGATTTGCTAGCGGAACGTGCAGACGTGAGCGAATCACGGGCGAAGCTGATAGCCCGCGATCAGACAGGGAAGCTGTTCGGGCAAGTGAATGCAGAGCGGCAGCAAAACCTGGGCGTTACCCGGTACGTGTGGCGCACGGTGCGCGACAACCGCGTGCGCGAAGAGCACGAAGTGAGAGAGGGTGATTCGTTCGACTGGAACGATCCGCCGGAAGACGGGCACCCCGGCGAGGCGGTCAATTGCCGGTGCTATGCCGAGCCGGATTTCTCGGATTTAGGGCTTGTCAGCGAGTGATCTGCAAACAGACTCCAATTCTGGAGCTAGCGTCTTCAAGGTATCACTGAAAATACGCATTGCCTCGCGTCCGCTGACACCAGCACCTAAAGACTCCGGCACCCACACCACCCTGCCTGCCTTATCGGCATACAGCACACAGTCCTGTTCTGAGGCACACGGAACCCACCCGTGCTTTTCAAGCCACTCACGTACCTTCTGCAAGCTAAAGCCCTGGACCTCATCCTGCATTAGTGTCTCCGGTGCTGCCAAACTCCCCAGCCAGTAAAGGCGAACAAGGCTCGATCTTTCTGATTTTTGATTCGCACATAGTCGCTCATGCCTCGCGGCTTTGCTCGCCGTTCAGAGACCCGTCCGAGCTTCCTTTGTAGTACGCGCTGACGAGCGCACACAACAGGCTAGGCTCGGGGAGCGTTGCGAGCATGACTTCGAAACCTGCCGAGCTCTCAAGCCCCGCGATTTTCAACACACGTCCGTCAGAGACTGCCTCAAAACGAAACCCTAGATAGCTAAATACACGACGTTGCATGAGAAACCTCCTCAGGAAACGCTAGCAAACTAACTAGCGCGTGTCAAGTCCACAGATCAAGACTTGCCAAAAAGACCCGCCGCTCAGCAAGCTGCGACCGCGACCGGAGAAAGGA